CTTTGTTCCACTCGATGACACCTTGTTGCAACCATTTAGGAAGAGCTTCATAAGCCGTCTTGATACGATCCAATATTTCTCGAGCAGCATCTCCTTTATTTGCGAGAAGAGCAACAAGCTTGTGATCATTAAACAGAATATAATGAAGGATAAGGCATACTGCAGTCGTTGTCTTACCCGCTTGGCGGCTCGTAACCACACATGTTCTTCGGTTATCTGTGGTTTTACGGATGATTTCTTTTTGATAGTCATAACACTCGATTGGTATTAGCCCGTGGTCAACGTGCACGATCTGAATATACTTCTCAGCAAAATATATTGGATCTCTTGCACACTTTACGAATTCTTGGACCATGTCTTCGGTCCATTCGATCGTCACGCCTTTTCTTTTAAGATTTATATTACCGAGATATGATCGGTAATCAATAATATCCTGAATATCAACTGTCATCTTTATTCATCAACTTCAGTAGCTCACTCGTAGAGCCCACAAAAAGATTATTATTGACTGTTTCCTTTTTGTCTTCTGGTTTTTCACCAGTGAGTTTTTGTTTTTTCTCGTGCATGCCTAACAGATCGTTGTTCATATCACCCATCGTCTTAATCATCGTAGCGAGTACTTCATATGCTCGTGGATGTTGTGATTGATCTGCAACTGCTAAAAGTTCGTCGATAGCGCTGTGACCTTTCTCAATCAAATCATAGAAATTTTGACGAACATATTTTGTATCGTTTTCTACTTCCTTATCTGTCTCATGTAGAGATGGACGATATGTAGTTGGCAATGCTTTATCACCATCATCAATTTCAATGATATGAGTTTCTTTTACATCTAAGACATCGTTCAATTGTTTCATGTTTTTATCATCCTTCATGAATCTGAATCAGGCCACGGTGAGTCAACGAATTCAACATCACCATAATTAGAATCGGCCCCAATATCGACAAGATTAAGTGATTGAAGATTAGGAGTAGATATTGTAATTGTTGGTGTACTTGTGTATCCTGAACCGCCATTTGTCACAGTAATGCTTGTAAGTGAATCTATACTTGTATCTACTAATGCTGTAGCTGTTGCATTAGCTCCACCTCCACCACTAACTGTAACTGTGGCAGTACTATATCCTAGTCCCTTTTCTGTTAAATCAATTTGTGTTACTTCTCCCCCAGAAATAGTAGCGACTGCAGCTGCTTGTACTACATTTATATCTGCATATGTCGTAGCAGTATTTCCTGATAATAATCCAGGACGATTCAAAATCCGTGTTGCAACTTTAAGTGTAGGAGTAATACCAGTCGGGGCATCGGTTATTGAATCATATAAAGTAGCATCGAATATTTGTGTGTTAGCCAATTTAATAACTTTCTCTCGATATGTCGGACCAAAAAATACACCTTTCATTGTAAAGTCGAGTGTCCATATGAGAGCTCGCCTTTCTTCAAATCCTCCCTCATATACATCATCTTGATTAGTACTTTGTAAAACAAGTGGTATATCGAGTGTAATATCGGGATCATCTGTTAGTTGTACTGTCGTCGTCCACTCTGGTGTAAAGTACGGCAAAATCTGTTCGATGATACGAGTACCATCAGTTGTATTTTTTACAAAGATAGACAACGAAAAGTTTATATCATATGGCACAGGATTGTAGCGATACATTTTCCTTTTGCCATGATCGTCATTTAATTCGACTGTAGTGAATTTATTTCTTGTAGGTAGTTTTCTTTCGGCCGCATACTGAAACCCCGTTACTTCAAAACCCATACGTGGTAATACGATAGAAAATGGTTGTTCTTGTGGGTCACGGCCGCCATCAATACCTTCGATACGAGCCAAGAACTTTTCTCTTGGACCATAAGATAGCGGCACTTTTACTACTTGTTTAACATTACCACTAGAATCTTCTCTATTGATTTGAATATCATTGAATAGAGTTCCGAACAAGATAACGTACTTGCGTAGGGTGTCGTGATAAAAAGTTCTTCCAAACATTAGTATTGACCACCCTCGCTAAATGGATCTGCTTCTGAAAAGTCGATAAAGTCTGATACGCTACCTTCAAAGACTGAGCTATCGTCGAACTGATCGCCTGAATCAGTAGAACTGGACATACCAAGCGGGCGACCAGTGTTTGCATCGATGATGACATTGTTGCTAGCATCGTAAGTAATACCATCATCAGCGTCAGCAACAATCGTATATAGATTCTCAAATTTGTCAATAGCTGCAATACCTGTATTGAGTTTCTCACCGCTATATTCCCATTGTTCGCATCTCAAATCATAGCATTGCAATGCTCCCACCTGATAAAATACAGGAGCTTCATGTTCTGCAAATTTGATTACGTATACTTTCTCAGTAAGTGGAAAATAAATCAAATCACCTTCTTCAGGTCGTATTGATGATTCATAATCACCTATTGCCTCATTATATCTTCGATTCGCTACAGTAAATGTAATCTCGTCTCGAATTTGAATATTGAATCGCGATAGGAAATCACCTTCGCCCTCAAATCCTTCTACGTTCTTAATATACATCTCAATTTGATAAGATGCTTTATATTCTGACAAATCATCAGAATTCAACACTTCATCACGTGATACAATTGTACGTGGACAATAGAATACATCATGGCCATATATTTTGATAGACTCAATGATCAAATCCTCGATCAGAGTCTGTTCCGGGCCATTTGTATAATTGTCAAAATATGGGTTTGTAGCCATTACGGTTTACAATTCCTAATTTGTGTGTATAATGCCATTGTGGCTAACAACTATTAATTAATGTATCTATATGGGATCTCAACCAATCATATCCATTACAGGCAGACTATAATTAGTAATCATCTCTTCTTCTAGTTTAGTGATTTCTGCTTGCGCTTCATCGTAGATTTGTCTACCGTTGAATGTCACACCACCAGGTAATTGAAGTCCTTCAAATTTTGTGAGGTTAGTACCCCATTGTCGTTTGATCAATTGAGCCGTATAATATTGTAGCCATCGATCTGCCCATACATCTGAGTATGTAGCTGGATCTACAAGTTCATACGCTTCTACTAGTAAATATTGTCCTACTTCTAAATCGCCTGCAGTCTCATCAATATGTAATCTATTTCGATGACGATTATATCTAATCTGCGGCTTACCTATCAGTAGCTCAGACACTAATGCGAGGTGTTCCATTGTCATATAATAATCTATCAATGCCACATTTGTTAATGTATACAGATCATTCAGAGCGATCTGATAACGAATGTTGAAGATATCGCCTGATGAAGTATTGGGATCACCAATTGGAAAAAGCTTTACAGCTCCAATAATATTTTGCGGCAAATCGATATACTTATTCGAGACAGTATTAGCATCGACTAGATGTTTATAATAAATTTTTTCGGCGCCATCAAAGTGGTAGTCCCAATAAAAACGCAGCGCTTGATCAATACGATCATCAACTTGATCGTCGTCAACGTTAATTTCTATAACTGGTTTACCAAGAGATCGAAGGCAATACTCCTTGAAACTATCTCTCGTTGTTGGAACTGCCATTTGCGCTTCTCCGTTTTATATATTTTTATTTATCTAACTTGCTTCTCTAAGTTCTGTTACGGTCGTATCTATTGTAAACATCTCATCGCTTGGTAGTTTGATTCTTACAATCTTTTCAGAATCAAGTGTAGAAGTAATCGTATTATCACTATCTGGCAAATCTACTCTAATTTCAAACGTATCTTGTATTGTGGCTTCGAGCGTAATTTCACTCGGCAATCTAATTGTGTATGTTTGTAGAGATGCTCTAAGGAAACTTGATATCGAAACAGATGCCGCGATAGTTGGTGTAGTAGCTTGAATCTCAGATCTGATGACCTTAACAATACGTGTACCAGAACCACTTGCAGATGCATTACTCGCAATGACATTCGCAACTTGTGTGACTTCGCGTTCACCGATACCACTAACACTGTGATTAGATTTAGTGAGTGATGCTAGTACGGTTGTAATCTCACGTTCGCCAGTACCAAGCGCGCTATTAGTTGTTGTCAATTGACCCAGATTTGTCTGAGTAACCGTTCTCTTAGCAGTACCTGATACTGATGATATTCCTTGTACATCACCATCTACTGTAACAATCTCACGTTCACCTACACCAGTAGATGAGTTAGTAGATGTTAGTGTGCCATTACCAGTAATTTCTCTTTCTGCTATACCACTTACATTACTAGGTGCAGACTGCGTTAATGTACCTGAACCAGTAATTTCTCTTTCGACAGTGGCAGCCGTAGTAGAATCGCTCGCCTGTAGGTCGTTAGCTGCGGGTTGTACAATAGCACGTATACCAGAACCATTGGCTGAAGAGCTTGGTTGTGATATACCTGATGTAAGTGTAATCTCACGTTCGCCAGTACCAAGAGCAGAACCACTAGTATTAAGAGTACCATTACCAGTAACAATACGTTCGGCGATAGCTTGTACAACAGCGACACCTGCTAACAGATTATTTGTTGTTGGTGATATAATTTCACGTTCTGCTATACCACTTACTGCAGATGAAGTAGTGAGAGCCGCACTTGTAGTTGTAATCTCTCTTTCACCGACACCGAGCGCAGAGTTATTGGTTGATAGATTACCGACACCTGTAATCTCTCGTTCACCGATGCCTGATATAGAACCACTAGTATTAAGAGTACCAGAACCTGTGATTTCTCTTTCAGCTGTACCAGAAACACTTGCTGTCGTAGTCAGTGCTATTGGTTCTGATATGATTTCTCTTTCGCCAATACCAGCAGATGAGCTTGTTGTTGTGAGTGTTGCATCGACAGTCGTTACATTTCTAATACCAGAACCAGAAACTTGGCCGCTGTTGACACCATCAATATTAGCGCCAACAGTAACAACTCTCTCACCAGTACCAGATACAGATATAGTACTCGCATTGAGAGATGCATCCACACCTGTGATTTCACGCTCACCTGTTCCGAGAGCCGAGTTATTTGTCTGTAAAGCTCCTGATATAGTAACAACAATACGTTCACCAGTACCTGATACAGTTGATGTGCCTTGTACTTCGTTTGTTGGTGATACAATCGTACGTAGACCTGAACCTGTCACAGATCCTTCAGAAAGACCAAATACACCAACTTCTCTTGTGACAACACGTTCACCGACACCTGACACAGAGCTAGAAACAGATTGAGTTAATGTTCCAGATCCGGTAATTTCTCGTTCGCCTATACCAGTAGACGAGTTAGTTGTAGTCAACGCTGCAGAGGTTGATACAATCTCACGTTCACCTGTGCCACTAACTGTAGAAGAAGTAGTTGTTAATGTTGCGCTAACAGTGGTGACTTCACGTTCACCTATACCTGTCGAAGAGTTGGTCGACGTCAGTGTGCCTGTACCAGTAACTTCGCGCTCACCAACACCACTAACCGTGTTATTAGATTTTATAAGAGTAGCAGAAGCCGTGGTGATTTCGCGTTCGCCAGTACCAGTCGCAGAGTTAGTAGATTGCAATGTTGCTGACGTAGAAGTAATTTCTCTTTCAGCTGTACCACTAACAGATGCTGTACCTTGCAAGTCATTAGCCGAAGGCTGTACAATAGTTCGTGTACCAGTGCCGCTACTTGCTGCTATTGCAATACCATTAATACCAGCTTCGCCAGTAACTATTCTTTCACCAGTACCACTGACACTAACAGAATTTACAAGTGTTGCTGATGTAGCAATAATCTCACGTTCACCTGTACCAAGAGCAGAGCTGTCAGTCTGTAGTGCACCGGTACCAGTAATTTCTCTTTCAGCAACACCACTGACTGTAGCTGTACCTTGTACTTCATTTGTCGGTGATACAATTGTCCTAATACCGCTACCGCTTACAGTAGTTCCAGTGGCTTGAGACACACCAGATACAAGCGTAATCTCACGTTCACCTATGCCCGTTGAAGAGTTAGTAGTCGTGAGTGTTGCAGAAGTGGCTACGACTTCTCTTTCACCTGTGCCAGTAACAGAAGCAGTTGTAGTAAGAGCAGCGCTAACCGTTGTAACTTCGCGCTCACCGACACCTGTGCTAGAGTTAGTACTTACAAGGGTACCGGTACCTACAACTTCGCGTTCTGCTGTACCACTTGCACTGGCATTATTTTGTGGTAACGTACCTGCACCAGTAACTTCTCTCTCGCCTGTACCAGAAACACTTGCTTCTGTTGTCAATATACCATCAGTAAGTGTGATTTCTCTTTCACCAGTACCAATCGCTGAGTTGTTAGTTGATAGCGTAGCAGACGTTGATACTACAATGCGTTCACCAGTACCAGACACGCTCGCAGTGGTTGTAAGGGTACCACTTACACTAACTACTTCTCGCTCACCTGTACCTGCAGAAGAGTTGGTAGATGTAAGTGCGGCCGATGTAGATACAATTATGCGTTCAGCTATACCACTAGCGCTTGCATTATTTTGTGGTAATGTACCTGAACCTGTGAGCTCACGTTCAGCTGTACCAACTACACTATTAGTAGTCGTAAGTGTACCTGAACCTGTAATCTCTCTTTCACCTGTCGCTGTAGTAGAAGCAGTGGTAGTAAGAGCCGCAGATGTAGAAACTACTATTCTTTCAGCAGTACCAGAAACTGAAGCCGATGTAGAAAGAGAACTCGAAGCAGTTGTTATCTCACGCTCAGCGGTGCCATTGAGAGATGAATTATTTTGAGGTAAGGCAGCAGTAGTAGAGGTGATTTCTCGTTCACCAGTACCAACAGCGCTATTCGTAGACGTAAGAGTACCAGTGCCTGTAACCTCTCTTTCACCAGTGCCCGTTGAAGAGTTAGTGGTTGTTAACGTTGCAGAGGTAGAGACAACAACACGTTCGCCAGTACCAGAAACAGAAGCGGTTGTAGTTAATGTGGCCGAAGCCGATACTACACTGCGTTCTCCAGTACCAGATAG